CCGTTATGGCAAACACTGCCGAGTTGGATGCACCTCCATCACTGGCAAACTCGATAGCATCCGTACTTCTGAAGACATTGAGCGCACTTGGGACGGCTGACGACACGTTGCCAGCAGCGGCACCGGAAAGCAGAACGGTGAGAACTCCACCCGTCACTGCGGTGCCGCCGATCTTGGTGGTAACGACGCTATTGGCTCCGGTAATCGCACTGAACACCGCGCCGTTCAGCCGCTTGATGCGGCCATCGAAACCCGGAGCAATGAACGCTGATGCAACGGCACCAACGTCAGCCATGTTCACCGTGATGCATATATTTCCCGCAGGAGGAATGTAAGGATAAGCCATCTTCGTCTCCTCTAAGGATTGGGCGGCACTCTCATGCCGCCCGTTCCTGTCTCAACAGATTACGATGTGGTTAGATCGAACACGCCACCAGAAGCCGCTTCGTTCCGAGCCTCAAGCGTGTATTCGACGGCGATCACTCGCGCGTCGGCGTGACCCGTCTTGGCCAGATCGAAGCTATGGAAGTCCTGCAACGTGGCGAAGGCCCACATATCGGTTTGCAGAACAAGGGCGCTTCTCGTTCTCATAAATCTGTCGGGAATGATCTTGAGAGAACCAAAATCACTCTCGTAAACTGAGAACGTAGCGTGCAGAGTTGGATCTTCCGCTTTCTGCACGATCGTCTTCCCAATCGAGAACGATGACGCCACTTGCCGATTGAACGGACCGACGAGCAGCGTGTCGGGCATGCCGCCAGCATCGAACGTGAGCTTCAACGCATTCTTCAACAGATCCTCGGTGAAAAGACGTTGCGTCCCATCGTTCCTCGCGTCAGTCCCATCGACAGGCGACGGCGATGATCCGCCAGCCCCGATATCGTCGTTGGTGGCGATCCAAGCCTCGATGCCAGCAAGCTCCGGCGCTGTCGCGTCCGAGCCAGTCACCTTCGGCTTGTTGGATAGAAGAGTGCTCTCCACGTCACGGCGTAGCTCGCGAGCGCGCTTCATTTCCATCTGGTAGATGAGTTCGTCGGCACGTCCCGCCGTGTCCACGGCACGCATTCTCGATGTCACGCGAGCATGCTTGTGCGATAGCTGCGTGATATTGCCGAGACGTGTCGTCGGCGTGGACGATGCCACTGTGACATCGTCACCTTCGATCACCGCATTGGTCGTAACGGCAGCGGCTAAACTATCCGTCTGCCATTCATGGTTCATTTGAGTCGCCTTAACGTGCGGGATCATATTCACGAAAGGCGTCTCGACAGGAGAGATGTTGTAGATCACATCGCTCAGATCTTCTCTAATTCCCACCGCGTCATTGGTGGCATAGGTTCCTGCTGGTTGTGTCATCTGGACACTCCGCGTTTAGCCATCCGATAGGCCAGGGCGTCGTCCAGCGATCCTGATTTCTCGAGTTTCGCTTTCAGACCTTGCAGCTTCTCGGCGGCGAGTTGCTCTCTCGGTTTCGGTGCGCCCGGTTTCATAATCTTCGGCACCGACGCCACTCGTTTTTTCGCGGTATCCACCTGTCCTCGGCTTTCGTCGTAAAGCATTGCCTTGCGAAGGATGAGCACTTGTCGATGGTCGAGCAAATTGGCTAGATCCGGCTGCGTGAACCCGACGCGGAAGGCATAGTCGGTCAGCTTGACCTTCTCCTCGTCGGCACGCTTTGGATCTTGCCACTCAGGAAGTTTCTCCAAGAGCAGCGCATTCTGCTGCGTCCTGAACTCGTCCCTGATCCTGCCTGCTTCAGCCGCCTGCGTTTGCATGGCGGTCTTGTAGCCCTCGACCGTCTCGTACTTCATCCGTTCGATGTTCGCGCGCCGCTGGTTGAACTCCTGAATGCGAGCCGCCCATTCGGCGGGGTCTTCATCCCGAAGTTTTGGATCGATCGCCTTCACGTCCCGCTCTAGGACCGCTTCGACGGATTTCACCAAATCAGCAGCGACACGATATTCGCTTTCCAAGACATTTCGCTTCTCAGCCAACTCCTGGGTCGTGGAGTGTTTGGCATCGCGAGCCTCTTTCAGGTATTGGTCTGCCATCTCCTGCTTCTGATACGAAGCAATGAGATCGCCCAGTGGAACCTCGGCTTGTCGTCCGTCCACTTTGACCGCCACCTTGAGGGTGTTGATCCACTCAGGATCGGCCTCAAGGTGTTGCGCCAGTTCCGACACGGTTTCGATTGGTCGTTCGCCCGTGTCCTCTGCTGGTGCAGGCTTCTCCTCTTCCGGCTTGGGAGCTTCTCCCTCGCCTTCAGACGGCGGCTCTTCAATAGGAGCTTTCGGCGCTTCCTTGTCGGGTTGCGCTGCTGGCTCTTTCTCTGTCGGCTTGGCCTCTTCAACCTTGCCCTTGTAATCAGAACCAAATAATTCGGCAGCTATCTCGGCGCGGGATCTCCGCGTCGGCGTAGCTGGTGCTGGTGCTGGTGCCGGTGACGGGGTCTGCGTCTCAACCGGCTGGGTTTCTTCCGCCACGTTTCGTCTCCTCGATCTCCAGCAACTGCTTGCTGGCAATCTGGCCTGTGTAGATGTAGCTCTTCACCATCTGCTTAACGGCTTCGACAGCACGATGCAGATAATAGGCCTGCTCGCGTTCCTTGTCTTCACCCCCAACGCTATTCCTCCATTGCTCAATAATATGTTTTTCGACGGCCGCAAAGGCCTCTTGCCAAACCTCGTCTTCCCACGAGCGTGCCGCCTTCTGCCCATGCGAACGTTGTTTGAGCAATTTAAATTCGTCAGCCATCAAACGCGGCCCCCAGGCACGTTCACCGAGTACTTGAGTTCCATCTCGGTGAGATCGTTACGCAACTTTTCCATATCGACTATCAAACGATCGTGCTGCGCCCCGGCATCCTGCTGCAGCCCTATCATTTCCCTCTGATGCTGCAACGATGCTTCCTGGGCCTGAAGCTCAATCTTCTGCTGCTTCAACTGGGCATCGGTAGCATCAAGTTGCTGACGCCGCGCATCAAGTTGCTGCTGCTGGGCCTGCAGCTTCTCCTGATCGCTCGACGGAGGCGGAGCTTGCTTGTCTCCTGGGTCGGTGAAGAACATGTCCGGCGTCTTCAGGTTGGCGTTCTTAACCAGTTCGGCGCATGTGTTGTAGATGTTCTTCGGGCTCACGACGAGGTTCATGCCACCAGCCTGGACGATCTGCTGCTGCTTCTCGGCAATGGCATTGAGATGCAGAAGGTTCTGCTCCCTCGTGCCGATACCCAGACCGATATTCACCGTCATGTCTGTGCGCTCGCGCCACTCCGAGGGATCGACCGGCACCCATTCGTCCCGCAGCTTTATCACCTTGGCCTTGTCCTGATATTTCAGCAGCAATTCGTGGATGTGCATGAACAGCGATTTGATGCCGGTCTCGGCAAAGATCCTGGCTATCGCCTCGATCTTCATGCGCGACATGTCCACGCTCGCCGCCAGCACGCTGGTCTGAATGTTCTTGAGCGCGTCCGGTGACAGGCCTTGAGCGTCAGACGAGATCCCGGTCCTGTCCCGCTTCACCCCATCGAAATATTCCAGCATGGGGAACGTGGCTTGCGCCGTGAACGGGATAGCGATCGGAGCCCAGCTTTCACTCACCGGACGGTTAAACCGCACCACACGCCCCACCCTGGTCGTCAGGAGGTCATCCAGGGTGTTCTCGCCAATGCCCTGCTCCCAGACCGCGCTGCCGGGGTTGTTGGTGTGGTAGAGGTTGGTCAGCGTCTGCCGCAGCAGGGTCGTCTGCACCTCTTGTATGTCCATCACCTTCTCGGCCGTCGCCCGCCCGAAATGTTTGTGAGGGAGGATCTGAGGGCTGATCACATGGAAGCACTGCCGGTCGCATTCCTCGTTAGATAAAATCTCATAGCCAGCAGTGTAGACCTGTCGCAATTCAGCGATGCCGTCGCCGTCGTAGTCCACCCTGATGTAGGCCTCGCGCAGCAGGATCTTGTCCATGCTGCGATCTCTGGTCGTATCGTGCTGCTCGTCGGCCTTGTCGTAACGCGCCAGCTTCTCCGAGCTAGACATCGCGCCGGTTGGCGCATAGGCCGGGAGCCTGTCCACCACCTCCTTGTCGAACCCCATCTCCAGCAATTCCGTGCGGGTCACGTCGTCACGCTCTTGACCCACCATGCGGGCCGTCGATGGGTCCAGCGATCGGCTATCAGCCGAGATGCGATATTGCTCCGGCGGCACGGGCTCGATGCACACCTTGCCGGTTTTGCACGTCCTCTTGAACGTCACGTCATACACGGTCACGTCGGTGGGCACCGGCATCATGCCCATCGGTGTCGGCGTCATCGTTGGCATCTTGACCGTGCGCGTATCCTGCTCAGTCGCTGCCATCTCTGGATCGTTCAGCAGCATCGCCAACTCGTCCTCGGTCAGCCCTTCATACGTCTCCTTCGTCACCTCCTCGCTCTTGTCCCAGTAAGCTTTCACCACGCCGTTCTTCTGCACCAGGGCGTCGAGGAACCATGTGTAGAGGATCAGAAACGACGGGTTCTGCTTGAAGAAAACGTAGTTGACGTAATCGCTCTCCTGCGATGCCGCCTTCTCGTCACTCTGAGTGACGGGGTCGAACGTCACCAGATTGTCGGCAACCGTAAAGATCCGCAGCAGGGACGGCATGATGCTGTCCACCACCTCGGCCACATCTGCGGACACGACTTGCGACTGTCCCTCGATCTCGTTGCCAAGCGGCTTGGCGAGGTAAAAATTCCAAGCCTTAGCGCGCTCTGCCGAGATGTCGCTATCCGGCTTGCCCATCGCGGTCTGAAATTCAGCCGAGACAATGGCAAGCAATTCTCTATCGGTTAGCTTTGTCTTTTTTGAGCTTGCCAT